ATGAGAACGCTTCAGTATATGCTGGAGGGCAGGAAGGTATGATAGCAATCATTATTGAAGAATATCAATACCATTCTAATTTTAGAATTGATAAAGAAATTAATATTATGGCTTGTATAGCCAAAATTATCCAAATATTATGAACAAAGATATAATCTCAGCAGGAGATAAACTTTATCGTGTTCATAGGGTTATTAGAGATGACTCTAAATGGGATCTAGAAATCCTTAGAACACTTTGGATGTGTAGTAATACCTTTAAAAAAGATGGTATGATCTATTTTGTAAGGGAAATACCTGAAGCAGAATATGAAACAATTTCTTAAGTATACTGTAGTTTGGATTAGTCAAAATCTTTCCATACCTTTTTGGATGGTAGGACACGTACATTTAAGTACAAATGTTTATCAAGATCTACACGAAATAATCGCTAGTGTAGGTATGAATTTAATTGTAGCGATTGGTTTTATAATAGATTATCATGAATCAAAATCAAGATCTTAAACTCAACATCGACCTTAAAAACACAGAAAAAGTAGAAACCCCAGATGGTAACTATGTAGTTGCTGAAGGTCTCATCTTGCGTAAAGCATCACGCTTTGCAGTTGGTACTGCACAAGATGCACTTATCCCAATCCCAGTGTTTTACGATGTTAAAACAGGTGCTATCTTGAAGGAAACACTTCCTAAGGAACTTCAAGACGAATATGACACTATTTGATTGGCTGGAAGAAATAACAGTTAAAAAGACTCCTTTCGGTAATTTCACGGAAGAGTCATGGGACTCGTTCAACTCTTACATGGTTCATAGATATTTATCGATGGATATAAATTACGTAGAACTCGTAAATTATGTTCAAAAGATAAGCCCACAGAATAAAAAACAGATTTATACCATCTATAGAGAAATGATCCCAAAGAAAAAGATTTGGCTAAAATATGTCAAATCAAGTAAAAAACAAAGACCACAAAGTATAGCAGAATACGTAGCAAAATATTATGAATGTAGTTTAGGTGAAGCTGATCACTACATTGATATAATCCGAGAACCGGGTGTTCGAAGTATTTTGTGGCAAATGGGAATCGATCAAAAAGAACAAGATAAATTAGTTAAAACTCTCTAAAATGGAAGAACAAGTAGGTTACGGAAACAACAAAGCAGTTGCCGATTTTGAAAAAACATATCCTGAACTAGCAGCTGAATTTGCTGTAATTCAAAAAGAACAATACGAATTGTTCGCAGCCAAAATGATGGACTATGGTTTGGGTAATATCGCTTTGGGTTCAACACTTGAAGATCAAGACGATATTAATCTTTCAATCACAGGTATCTGGCTTCGTTGCAACGATAAAATCAATCGTCTTAAAAATATCCTAAAACGTAATGGTAAAAATTACGTAGCAGGAGAAGCAGCAATTGATAGTTTTATTGACATCTCAAACTATGGGATTATTGCTCAGTTAGTTATGAGAGGAAAATGGAAATAGCTAAAAACATATCAGTACTAATTCCTAGTAGAAATAGACCTCAAGGTTTAAAAGAACTTTGTGAATCCCTCTTTACCACAGCTTCAGACCCTAATCAAATAGAAGTTATAGTTTATTTAGATTTAGATGATTCACATATAGGAGAAATTACAGAATATTTTAATGAATTAAATACTCGTTATACTAATCCTGCAAAATTAATAATTGGTCCTCAATTAGTTTTAAGTGATTATCCTAATAAACTTTTACAATTAGCATCTTCTGATATTTTTATGAATTTAGGAGATGATATGAGGTGTAGAAATGAAAACTGGGATTCTGAAATTATAAATGCTATAAACCAGCACCCAGATAAGATTAATTTTGTTTATATTGATGATGGGTATTGGGGCCCTAATCTAGCTACTCATCATATTATACATAGAAATTATGTTGAATGTTTAGGTTATTTTTATCCTCCATTTTTTAACTTCGGTTATTCTGATGCTTGGATGTTTCAAGTAGCTCAAAAAGTAGGAAGAATACAATTTTTACCTATACTATTTGAGCACATGCATTATAGTTTAGGTAAAAGTGAACTTGACCAAACATATCAAGATAAATTAGATAAGAATCAAAATAATATTTATGGGGAACTATTTGATTCTACTCATTATTTGAGAGATCAAGATGCTAAAAAGTTACAAAATTATATAAAAAGTTTTGAAAAAGAAAATACCCTCTATAATTAAAGAGGTACAACAATTCACGCCCCCAGACGTTGACCATAGATATCAAAAAATGATATCGTTTAGTCAATTCTCGATGTTTGAGAGCTGCCCACACAAGTGGGCGCTCCAATATCGAGACGGGCATTATACGTCGGAAGTATCGATTCATATGACGTTCGGTACAGCAATCCACGCTGTGTTACAAGACTATCTGACCGCGTTTTATAACGTAAGTAAAACCGCAGCTGACCAAATTGATTTAGAGGGTCAATTCGAAGAAAAACTTAGAGAAGGCTATAGAACAGATTACGAACGTAACAAAAAAGAACATTTTTCATCCCCAGAACAACTTAGAGAGTTCTACGAGGATGGATTAGGTATTCTTTCTTGGTTTAAGAAAAATAAAGGTAAATACTTTAGTAAACGAGGTTGGTGGTTAGTAGGTATTGAAGTGCCCATTACTCTCCAGCCTAATCCTGTTTATAAAAACCTATACTATAAAGGATTCCTTGATGTTGTTTTATACAATGAAACACTAAATAAGGTTAAGATTATAGATATTAAAACTTCAACTCGAGGTTGGAGAGATAAAGAAAAAACTGATGAAATTAAAAACATGCAGTTAATTCTTTACAAAAAGTTCTTTAGTGAACAATTTGGATTCCCTGTAGACAATATCGATATCGAATACTTTATCGTTAAAAGAAAACTACACGGTAATCCTGATTTTCCTGATCCTAGAGTACAAATTCACGTACCTGCTTCTGGAAAAATTAAACTCAATAAAGCTACTAAACTATTTCAGGAGTTTATTGAAATGGCTTTTAACAAGGATGGTTCTTATAATACTGGCCCTCAGTTAAAAAATCCTTCAAAATATAATTGTACATATTGTCCTTTTAATAACGATAAAAATCTTTGTAATAAAAATCATTATGAATGAAGAAGTTATATTAATAACAGCTCATACTCCTGATGAGTCTAGAACTGAAATGTTACGTAATTTGGTTACTAAATTAAAACATCATAGTAAAAAAATTGTAATATCTTCCCATAGTAAAATTGCAGAAGATATAATAGATTTAGTAGATTATTTTATTTATGATTCTAATAACCAATTACTTATTTATAATGAACCCGAAGGATGGATTAAAACTACTTGTACTCCTAATTCCTCAGTAATAATAACCAAAGATAGTCTTTATTTAGGAAGCCCAGTTTTAGCCCATTGGCGAACTTTAAGTAATGGTTTAATGCTTTGTAAAAGTGTTGGTTTTAAATATGTTCATTATTTAGAATTTGATACTGATATTAATAGTATAGTAGAAATTGATATTAATACTAAATTATTAAAAGATGGAAATGCAAATGTGGTTTATACATTTCCTGAAGATATAGAAAACCCTAAACCTTATTTTAATTTAGAGGGGCACTATAATGTGTGGAATTTAGAGCATTATACTTTTGAAGAATTATCTTTTAATGAAACTCTATCTCGTAAAATCCTTCAAGATAATCAAGGATGTTGTGAATGGGCTTATTATGATTTTTTTATTAGGAATAAACCACACCTTATTAAAAATCAATATACATTACCTTCAAAAGGAATAATTTTAGATTTACATCATAATACTTGGAATCTTTTATCTTCTAGAAAATTAATAGAACCTACATTATATGTAAACAAAGAAAATAATAATATAGAATTTTATTTAGATAATGTTTTTGAAGAATCTTTAAATTTAAATTTTATCGTAAATCATTCTATAGAAAACACTCAAGAAATACTACCATACCATTGGGTTAATTATCCAATATATAATTTATACGAAATTAATAGTTTATTAGTATATTTAAATGGTAGTTTTTTAAGAGAAATCATTTTTAATAATGATAATGAAAGAGAAATCTTTAAAAAGAATAATTATATCATGTAATTTTTATTAATCCTGATATATTTATACCCGTATATAATTTAAAAAAACAATGTTATGAGTAAAAAGGACATGACACTTACGAGTGTAAAAATCCAAAGTGACTTATTTGACGAGTTTAAAGTATCTTGTGTTAGACACAAATTCTCGTTCCAAAAACTTGCCGATCGAGCAATTCATTTGTATCTTACAGATGATACATTTAGAAAGCAAATCCACAGTCACAACGATTTAGATATTCAATAATTTATGAAAGAAGGTTATATTCCAAGAGATCAAAGGAAGAAAATTCTTTTGATGTGCGATGATATTAGAATGCCCTCAGGCATTGGAACCGTAGGTAAAGAAATAGTAATTGGTACCGCCCACAAATATAATTGGGTAAACGTAGGAGGAGCTGTTGAGCATCCTGATTATGGTAAAAGACTGGATTTAAGTCCAGATACTAATATTAATGCTGGTATAGATGATGCTAGTGTTATTCTATATCCTATGAATGGTTATGGGGATGCTCAATTAGTAAGAAATCTTATTAATACTGAAAAACCAGACGCTATATTTTTAATTACAGACCCACGTTACTGGGTTTGGTTGTTTGCTATTGAAAATGAAATTCGCCGTCAAATTCCTATAGTATACTTAAATATTTGGGATGACCTACCAGCTCCGTATTATAATCAAGCATTTTACGAAGCATGTGATGCCTTGTTTGGTATTTCAAAACAAACAGTTAATATTAATAAACTTGTTTTAGGTGATAAAATTAAAAATAAGATTATTAAATATGTTCCTCATGGTTTAAATCCTGAAATATTTTTTCCAATTGAAAATAAAGAACAAGATAAAGAATTTCAAGAATTTAAAAAACATATTTTTGGAGAAAAAAACTATGACTTTACAGTATTTTTTAACTCTCGAAATATTCGCCGTAAACAACTCCCAGATACTATTTTAGCATTTAAACAATTTATTAGTACTTTACCCAAAGAAAAAGCTGATAAATGTGTTATGCTGCTCCATACCGAACCAACTTCAGAACATGGCACTGACTTAGTAGCAGTAATAGAAACCTTATGCCCAGAATGTAATATAGTATTTACTCCTGGTAGACTTGATCCTAAAACAATGAACTATCTTTACAATATGTCAGATGTTCAGATTCTACTCACTTCAAATGAAGGTTGGGGTCTATCACTTACAGAGGCATTGTTAACAGGTACTCCTATTATTGCTAACGTAACAGGTGGAATGCAAGATCAAATGCGTTTTGAATTTGAAGATGGTACTTGGATTGATTTTGATGCTGATTTTCCTTCAAACCATAGAGGTACTTATAAGAAACATGGTAAATGGGCATTCCCAGTTTACCCAACAAGTCGTTCAGTTCAAGGTTCAATTCCTACTCCTTACATTTTTGATGATAGATGTACTTGGGAAGATGCAGCTGATCGCATTTTAGAAGTTTACAATTTATCTAAAGAAGAAAGACAAGAAAGAGGTGAAGCAGGTAGACAATGGGCTTTATCTGATGAAGCAGGATTCACTCAAAAACACCAGGCATTACGTGTTATCGAAGGTTTAGAAACTTTATTTGCTACTTGGAAACCTAGAGAACAATTTGAACTTATCAATGCTAATGAATACCAAAAACCAGTTCTAAATCATAAATTAATTTACTAATATGAGTAAAAATACGTTTTATATAAGTGCTCCTTTTGATACCTATAGTGGTTATGGAGCCCGTTCTAGAGATTTGATTAAAGCGATTATAGAACTAGATAAATATGATGTTAAATTATTATCACAACGTTGGGGTAATACACCTTGGGGTTTTATTAAAAATAATCCTGAATGGGAATTTTTAACTAAATATCTTTATGATAAACCTCAACTTATTGAACAACCTGATATTTGGATGCAAATTACAGTACCTAATGAATTTCAACCCGTTGGTAAGTATAATATTGGTTGCACAGCAGGGATGGAAACTACTTTAGTAGATGGTAATTGGGTTGAAGGAGTTAACAGAATGGATGTTACTTTAGTATCTTCACAACATTCTAAACAATCATTTTTAAACTCAGTATTCCAAAAAACTCAAAATAATCAATCTTTAGGTGAAGTTAAAGTAGAAAAACCTGTTGAGGTATTATTTGAAGGAGCAGATATTAATATCTATAAAGTAATTGACTTACTTCCTAAAAATGAATTATATAATTCTATAAATTCTATTCCTGAATCCTTTGCTTACTTATTTGTAGGTCATTGGATGCAAGGGCAGTTAGGAGAAGATAGAAAAAATGTAGGACTTTTAATAAAAGCTTTTTATGAAACTTTTAAAAATAAAACTAAAAAACCTGCATTGATTCTTAAAACTAGTGGATCTGGGGCTTCTTATATGGATAGAAATGAAATTTTAAAGAAAATTGAAGCCATTAAAAAATCAATTAATTCTACTAATTTACCTAATATTTACGTATTACACGGTGAATTTACTGATATTGAAATAAGTCAATTATATAACCATCCTAAAGTAAAAGCTATGGTTAGCTTAACTAAGGGTGAAGGTTATGGCCGTCCACTACTTGAATTTAGTTTAGTTAAAAAGCCCATTATAACTACAGGATGGTCAGGTCATATTGATTTTCTTGATCCTAATTTTACTTGTTTACTTCCGGGACAATTAACCAATGTTCATGATTCAGCAGTTGTGCCTAATATGATTTTAAAAGAAAGTCAATGGTTTTCTCCGGATCATGGAGCAATAGGACATTACTTAAAAGATGTTTACGAAAATTATAAAAATTATACTGAAAATGCTAAGCGTCAGTCTTATAAAAGTAAAAGTAATTTTAGTTGGGAAGCTATGAAAACCAAGGTAGATGAATTATTTACTCAATATATTCCTGATTTACCTAAAAAAATAGAACTTAAATTACCTAATCTAAAAAAGATTGAACTACCTAAAAAACCTACTATAAATGGATAATTTAACTACTTGTAACCGTTGTGGTTCAGATGCTTGTTATATTCAAGAAGTAAATGAAACTGTAAAATTGCATTTTTGTTATGGATGTGGTTTTCAAGCTAACTCAGTCATGACTCGTGACTCAGAATTTTTACAACAACAAATGGAAACACTTCCTGAATTGTATAAAGAATTAATGGGTGAAGATGAAAACGGTCTTATCTGGATGCCTTCAGTAATCAATATTCCTAATAAAGGAATGGTATTTGCTGATGGAGCTAACGGTCAGAAATGGGCTTGGGCTGGAGTAAAAGCAGTTCCTATGCCTGAAGATGAAAAAGCTAAATTTAAAAAAAAAGGTAAAGAGTATGATTATAAAATGGATATGACTACTCTAAAACATTTTTCTGAACGTGATTATATGGATGCTCTTTCATATATTGGAGTATTACCTGAATAAAAATGAAAATAAGTTACGCTATAACGGTTTGTAATGAATTAGTAGAAATACGACGACTGCTTCCTTTTTTAATTAAAAATAAAAAACAGGTAGATGAGATTGTTGTATTCTATGATTCTAATAACGGTTCTAAAGAAGTAGAAGACTATCTAAGAGCTTTATCTTCGAATACATCTTCTCCTTTTAGATTTATTCACTATCACTTCGATGGACATTTTGCTAACATGA